TTCCAACGTATGAAACCGGGAATAAGGTGATCACTGTGCCGAAGGACGCCTCAACCAATCGAGTTATCGCCGTGGAGCCAGGGATAAACCTCTGGTTCCAAAGCTCAGCTGGCGAGATGATTGGGAACAGGCTACGGAGGCGTGGTGTCGACTTGCGCTGGCAAAGCAAAAATCAAAACCTCTCGAAGGAGGGTAGTATAACTAACTTCCTCGCGACGATCGATTTGAGCAGCGCTAGCGATTCCATAGCTGGTGCCGTAGTGGAGGAATTACTCCCTCCGCGATGGTTCCATCTTTTGGACGCATGTCGATCTCACTACGGTAAGGTAGGCGGAGTCAGCTTGAAGTGGGAGAAGTTCTCCAGTATGGGGAACGGCTTCACTTTTCAGCTGGAATCGCTCATTTTCTATGCAGTAGCTTTATGCTGCACAGAGTACCTCGGTCTAAATACCCGAGGTGTGAGCGCCTACGGTGATGACGTCATATTGCCGGCGGCTGCCTACCCGCTCTTCGCCAAGTGTTTGGAATTCTACGGCTTTCGCATTAACGTTAAGAAGAGTCATATTGACTCTCCTTTTCGCGAGAGCTGTGGAGCCCATTATTACTTGGGTAGCGACGTAAAGCCAATCTATCTTAAAGATAGGGTGGCATCACTTCAGTCCGTGTATCGGTTGGCAAACGCGGTTCGTAGAATGGCTCACCGCCGGAATTCTTACGGCTGTGATTCCAGATTACGTCCTGTGTTTGACCTCCTTGTCCAACATGTGCCTGCGGCCTTACGGCTGCGGATACCTGAAGGGCAGGGAGACGGTGGCTTCATTTCAAACTTTGATGAAGCAACCCCCATAAGGGCGGCGCAGAACCGACGTACCCAAGGGTACGAAGGGTATTTCTACGCTTTCCTTGCTGAGACGAGTCTAACTCGTTATGATGACACGGAGGGCTATTTATTAGCTTCTCTTTGGTCAATGAAGAAGAGGGATGATACCCTCAGCGTCATTGGCGCGTCGTTATTGAGGACCGGTTTATTCCGGGCCCTAGAAGACCGTGCAAGGCTTAAAGCGATTCGCGGATGGATCTTGGAACGGGAGCTCGGGGAGTATAACTCTATTCCCCTTGTTAACCGGACTAGGTTCCGTCTTGCGAAAGGCCTTGTTAAGCAGTGGTACGATCTCGGACCTTGGTTGTAAACTGAGGTCTGTCCCTAACGGG